CACTCCTGTAGATAATGAAATCGGAGTATGGACGGGCGATGGAACAATCGAGGGGGATGCCAACTTCACATGGGACGGCTCACATCTTGTGCTGCCATCAACAAATGATGCCATTACGCCGACCCTTGCGTTTGGCAATGGCAGCTCGGGATTCTATGAATTTGCTGACAATCAAGTAGCTCTTGCAATTAATAGCGCCCTGACGTTCCGATGGACCTCTACAACCTTCGGATCAGAAATATCCACGGGGGCCAATTTCCGCACAAGCGGGGTTTCGGCTACTGCACCAAGCGTAAGGGCGCGAGCGGACCCTGACACGGGGCTTGGTTCTGGTGGACAAGATCAACTTTCTGTTATTATAGGCGCTATCGAAGGCCTACGCTTCACAGAACTGAACAGCGGCGTGATACAGGCACCCGCCGCCGACCTAACAATCACCGCATTCGCCGGCGGAGGACAGGCCAGCGCGGTTGCCTTGAAGCATTCGTACAATATCGTGTCCGTGTGCGCGACCGCAGGGGACTCCGTGAGGCTTCTGGGCCCTATATTTCCCATTAACTCCATCATAAAGATCAGAAACGACGGCGCAAACTCATGCGATGTATTCCCGCATTCAGGCGACGATCTAGGGTCTGGGGCGGATACAGCGGCAGCTCTAGCGGCCGGCGCATCCATTACGTATATTGCCACTGCGGCTAACGCTGTGTGGACTGAGTTTGAATAGGGGGTAAGCCGTGGCTAGTTCAGGTACCTTTGCCTTCAATCCCGAACTTGCGGATCACATAGACGAGGCTTTCGAGCGCTGCGGTATCGACCCCGCGGAGCTGAAGGCCCGCCATATCCGTTCGGCTATCCGTTCTGCGGACCTTCTATTTGCGGATTGGCAGAACTTTGGCCATAAGCAGCACAACCTTACCTTTGTTTCTCAGACGATCACCAAAGCCGACCAGAGCTTCAATCTGCCCGTTGGCGGCTACGACATTTTTCATGCAACGCTGAAGCGCGAGTCGCGCGAGACCGAGATGTACCCCATCTCCCGGTCAGACTACAACGCCATCACTGATAAGACGGTTAAGGGCAGGCCTGATCGTTACTTTGTTGACAGGGGTTCTTTTGTTCCGGCGACCGGAGCGAAGGTGTTTATCTGGCAGGCCGCCGAGAATTCCACTGACACGTTTGAGATATGGTACATGCGCTCTCAAGAGGATGCCGGCAATCCGTCAGATACGCTGGCCATGAGCAAGAACTACCAAGAGGCATTCGCGTGCGGAATGGCGTTTCACTTGTGCCGCAAGTATGCGCCACAGCGCCGTCGTGTGCTGAGGGCGGATTACTTGGGTGAAAACTATGACGAATACAAGAACAGTTGGCCGGGCGGGGCCATGGGCCGCGCGCTGGCTGAAGATAGAGATACCGGCGACGCTATCCTCAGGGTTAGATTTGACCGGTACAGGGGGCGTAGATAATGGGCGGCATGGGAACAGGCGGGTATGCTAGGGGGCACTGCGCTATTGCGCATTGCAAGAGGTGCGGTGACCTTGTGTTGCGCCGACATTTGGTGTTTGACGGCCACTTCCCGGATCTGCTGGTTTGCACGGATTGCTGGGACCCGAAGCATCCGCAGGACTACTTGCCGGACATATACGATCCCGAGACGATATACAAGCCAACCGGTGACTTGGATGCAGCGGTCGCCAACTTGCAAGTTATCAGTTATCCGCCGTTGAAGTTCTGGACTGGGTATGGTTACCCGACATCGGGACAGGAGAGCATCCCCGATAGTACAACTCTGGGGCTGGACGTATTTCCGAATGGACCAAAACAAGTGCGCCCTAGGCTTACGTCTCCGGTAAAATCTGGCGGCATTCCAGCGCCCCTTGATCCGCCGTTTGCATCACCCGGTCTGTTAAGATTAGGTCTGGATACGAACAACAAATTTACTATCGCCGGAGGGGGCGTAACGGACGCATAATGGCTATTAAAACAGGCGTTGGGGAATTATTTCTCGAAGAGATTTTGCTCGGCAAGCATACGCTTGACGAAGGTTCTCCTACGGATACTATCAGGTGTGCCCTGTACGGTCCGGATGCGTCCATCGGGCCTACAACTGACTCCTATACAACTACCAAGGAGGTTAGCGGTGGGGGCTATACGGCCGGCGGCGTCACACTCGTGTTGGAGGTGGTTGGCAAGGTAGGGTCCGCGCGCAACGGTGGTGTGCAGTTCGCTGATGGAGCGTACATACAGCCAACGCTAGTAACGAATATTCCATTCACTGGCGCAGCGTGCCGAGGAATCCTACTTTATAACGCCAGCCAAAATGACAGGACCATTTTCACATTGGACTTCGGACAGAACCTTATTCCCGTGACCGGTGTCAGGATCAATTGGGCGATAGCAGATGTTGTGAATTTTTCTGATGTGTTGATCCCGTTGGTGGGAAGGTCTATCTAATGTCCGTCAAATATACATTTGATCAACTGACAGCGGCTATTAAGGCCTATGCTGAAGACCTTGATGCCGATTACGTTGCTCAGGTTGATGACTTTATAGCGAAGGCGGAGCTGCGTATTTTGCGTGACCTTGATCTTGAGTTGTTCGAGACATGGTCTAATCTTACGATCTCCAGCGGAGACAGAAACGTACCAAAGCCTTCGAACACAGTAATTATAAACGACGTGTTCATCAGAGGCCCAAGCGAACAAAAGTGGGTTGAGCTGCCGCGTAGATCGTACGAATATACCATCCTGTACGCCCCAACTGAAGCAACCACTGGGGTTCCGAGGTATTACGCAGAATTTGATAAGGACAACATTTACGTGGTGCCGACGCCCGATCAGGCGTATGCCTCAGGAAACGCCAAGGCTCGTGCTACCATTCGTCCCACCGGGTTGAGTTCGAGTAACACTACGTCTTGGCTTGGTGATAACTTGGCAGACTTGCTCTTTCATGCGTGCATGATTGAGTCTCATAACTTCTTGAAGCACCCGGCGAAGGTGAAGGAAGCTGCTGATATGTACAATAGCTTGATCCAGCAAATTGCTCGCGAGCAGGCACAGGCGACTCGGCCGAAGTACAAGGCCTTGAATGCACCACAAGAACAAAAAGGAGCCGATGACTAATGGCCACAACACCAGATAACAATCTACGACTTGACGTACCAGATGTAACGCTGGACGACAACACGTGGGGCACAATCCTTAACACGATGTTTGGAGAATTTGAGCGGGCGCTTACCGCAATCCACAGTCAAGCGTTTACATCCTCTGATGTAACTATCGGAGCCGCAGGAGGCGCCGATGAGGCGGCGAGAAAAGCGGTTTTGGTTGCTGCGGGCACGTTGGCCGGCAACGTGAACTTCATTGTGCCGAATGAACCAAAGACTTACATCGTGCGCAACAACACCACTGCCGGTGGGTTTACCGTTGGCATTAAAACATCCGGTGGCGCGAGATTGGATATTCCAGACGGAGACACGCTGCTTGTGTTTTGTGATGGATCAGATGGGTTCTTCCAGATCAATGCGCAGGTTTCTGGAACGGTCGCCCAAGCGACAAATGCGGATAAACTGATAAATGTTGCTGGCGCTGACTTTGCTCAAAAAGCCGTTAAGAACCAATGGACTAAGCCGCAAATTATTGATGCGACTCGGGCGATTTTGACTCTGAACGACCCGACCAGAAAGACCTATACACCGAATGCCGATAATGATACAAATATTCTTGTGACGCAGGCGGAAATGAATCGAGACGCACAGGACTTGGAGTTTAAGAATCCTACCGGCACGCCAATAGACGCGCAGATCATGGTTTTCACTGTCGAACAAAAAGACGCTGGCCCGGTTAAGGTTGTTTGGGGGTCGAAGTTCAAATGGCCGGACAACACGGCCATTGAACTCACACAAACAATCGATAAGATCGATGCGTTCTCCTTCATGTATAATTCCAACGTTGCATTCTGGTTGAACTTCGGTACCGCCCTTAATATTCCGAGGTCGTAAACATGGCCGAGCAACTAGGTACACCGGTAAAGCTTGACATTGCCCCCGGCGTGTATTCGGATGAAACGGATACCGGAGCCATGGGGACATGGAAGGATTGTGACTTGATTCGCTTCAAGAACGGGCTTGTGCAGAGCCTTGGCGGGTGGAAAAAGAAAACCCTCACTGGTAGTGCCATAACCGGAACGCCGAGAAATGCACATGACTGGTCCGCTCTTGACACAACGAAGTATATGGCGCTCGGCACAGAAAAGCGCCTGTATATTCTTGAGACCAGCCTTGTGGTCACAAACATCACCCCAATACGGGCGACCGGCGCGCTTACCAATCCGTTTCATACGTCCACGGCCGGAGCGTTTGATCCGAACGGAAGCAGTAAAAAGTTCTTCAAGGTAAATGACGCTTCTCACGGATGCACTCTGGGCGATATCGTTGAGTTCGATAGTTTTACCTCTCCAGTTGGCGGCATTACTGTTAATGGAGCGTTCGAGGTCGTCAACATAATCGACGTGGACAACTACACTTGCAAGGGCGCAGAAGATGCCACCAGCACAGTCGCGGGCGGGGGAGGCTTAGGAAACTTTACTTACGAGATTACGGTTGGCTCTGGTACAACTGGGTTTGTTGTGGGATATGGCACAGGCCCCTATGGCGCCGAAACATACGGAACCCCTCGCACCATATCAACGTTCACCACAGAGTTGCGTACGTGGTCTTTGGGCAACTGGGGCGAAGACCTGATTGCTTCTCCTCGGGGCGGCAAGATATATGTTTGGGACCATTCAGTCGGGCTTGGCACTCGCGCAATCGCTATTGCAAATGCTCCTCTTACCAATCTCCACGTCATTGTGTCGTCAGAAAACAGGCAGCTCATTTCCTTGGGCGCGCACAATGGCACCACCAATGACCCTCTATTTATAGCTTGGTGCGATAACGAAGATTTCGACACATGGACGCCAACCGCAAACAACAACGCCGGAACAAAGCGACTTGATTCTGGCTCCACCATTGTGACGGGCATTCAAACCCGAGTGGGAATCTTGATTCTGACCGATGTCTCAGCACATATTATGCAACCGCTATCCGGTGCTGAGGTATTTTCGTTCAGAGAGATTGGTACCGGAATATCTATTGCCGGCCCACAGGCGGGGGCCGATGCTAACGGCATCGTGTACTTCATGGGTCTGACGAACTTCTTTATGTACGATGGCGTGCTGAGGGTTCTGCCGTGCCCGAATTGGACCAAGGTTTACGATGACCTGAACACATCACAAGGTTTCGGCGTTTTTTGCTCTCACTCCAAAAACTTCAATGAAGTGTGGTGGTTTTACCCGAGCGCCAGCAAGTTCCAGAATGATAAGTATATGGTGTACAACTACGTTGAAAATATCTGGTACTTCGGAGACTTGGATCGATCAAGCTATCATGATTTCTCTCCATTCTTTAGGTTTCCTTATGGATGGGACGCCGATGGCAATCTCTTCACTCACGAGGATGGGGAGGATGACGATACATCTGCCATGAAGTCATTCATTGAAAGTTCTGGCATGTCGATTCAGGAAGCAGATCAAGTAATGCATGTCAGCAAACTGATTCCTGACTTTGATCGTATTACCGGATCAGTGAGCGTATTGCTGAAGGGAAGAAAGCAACCGCAAAGGGCACAGTTCAATAAGGGCCCATATACCGCCACTGGCGCCACATCTGAAATGGGCGTCAGAATTCGTGCTCGCTACCTCGCATTGCGTATTACCCAGGAAGGCATTGGAGAGAGTTTTCGAATGGGCTCTTGGCGAGCAAGGATGCGTCAGGACGGGGAGCGGTAAATGACTGTTGCTATCTCATTTATTCCGCCAATCTTTGAAGACGAATATGACGGTCTGAAAATGCGCACTCTGGTGAATGAGTTGGAACGCCTACATGCTGAGATCATTCGTTCGTTTGATGCTATCGACACTACCGGTAACGAGATCAACGATCTTACCGCTGTCGTCACTTGGGCCAATGTGCCAAATGCCAATATCACGGTCGGATCTATTACTCAGCACGTTGCCTCAATCGACCATGACCTTCTGTTGAATTTCTTGTCGGCGGAGCATATTGACTGGGCGGCTTCGGGCGCGGGTACGATCCATGCTACCAACATGGCTGATCCAATATTACTTGCAGCCGGCTCAGTAAGTGCGCCCGCTTATGCTTATGCTGGCGACCCTGATACGGGCGTTTTCAACGTCAGCGCTGATATTCTTGGATTCGGCGCTGGCGGCGTACAGATCGCCCAAGCCAAAGAAGTCGTCGGCGCAAACCAATTCATTATCTCACCGGGCGTTATTCAAAATTCAGCGGCCACGCCGTCACTGGCATTTGGCGACGGGGATACGGGGTTTTTTGAAACGGTAGTCAACAGACTTGCTGTAACCATTGGCGGGGTATCCCAATTTGTTTGGGTAGACGACCTTTTTAGAGGATCGTCAACTCGCTCGGCAGCGATGGTAAACCTCACTCCAACGAACACCATTCCCGGATTTACGTTTCATAGCGACGAAGACACAGGCATGGGATCGGGGGCCGATGATCAACTGTCATTGATCGCTGGAAACGTTGAAGCTATTCGGTACACCGAGGCGTCTAACGAAATTCTGGAAGATCATTCTTTTGAGACAGGCATTACAGCATCCACTGCACAGGCGCAGGGCCAACGGCCGCTTCTGTCTTCTTACAATGAAGTCTCTATTGTGGCCAACAATAACGATGCAGTTACGCTACCGCCCGCCAGTGAAGGTAGGTGGTGCTTGGTCATCAACAGGGGGGCCAACAAACTTCAAGTGTTCCCTGCATCTGGAGACGATCTTGGCCAAGGAATTGATTCCTCCGATACCATAAAATCAGGCACATCTTTGCTGTGGATCGCATTTAATGGGACAACGTGGCACGAGGTTGCGACCAAGCTAAGTAGGTTGCAAGATGTTAATATAGACGGTATAGGCGATAATGAACTTATGCGCAGGCAGGGGGGCTTGCTGGTTGGCAGCGGGGCTAATTTGACCTATGATGGGAGCACTTTAACGGCCGCAGAATTCTCCGGGCCCATAGGGGGAGATGCCCAAGGGCAGATAGCGGCCCGTATATGCGGAGGCATGTAAATGATTCTTCTTGATGGCAGTACACAAAAACTACAGGCGGTATTAGCTGGCGCGATTGCTACGGATCAGCCGGAGTTTCAGGCTACCTATGGCGTGCTGACCCTAAACGTACTGGATGCATACGAGACCAACCAAGGAGAGCTGAACAACACCACCGATGTCGATCTCGTCGTCGGCCAAGCATCCAAGCAACTCGGAATTAAGTCTGTCTCTATGTTCAATAGAGATACAGCTTCGGTAACTGTTACCTTCAAGAAAGACATCAGTGCTGTGGATCGCCTGCTATATCGCGCTGTCCTTGCCCCAAACGAGAGCGTTCATTACGAGAGCGGATTTGGTTGGTTTGTTACCGATGCCAACGGTGTGGTCAAAAAGGATGCTTTCTCCGAAATCAATGATCTGACAGCCGCAGTTACGTGGGCGAATATCCCGGCCGTAAATGTACTAGCAG